AAGCCTTCGCCGCGAAGGGAGTGTGCGATTAGGTGACCGGCCTGTCCTTGGTTGTCGTCTGCGCCACAAGTTCCAACGCCGTTAGCAGTGAGGGCGGCAACGCCCGGCCCCGCTTCTCGGCGCGGCGCAGGATTCCCCGACAGGCTGTGGCGCTCAAATAGAACCGATGCGGCACGTCGCCAGTCTCCAAGGTATCCGACAACGAACACACGGCGGCGGCGCTGGGCCACTCCGAAGAACTGAGCGTCAAGCACTCGGTAGGCGACGCCATACCCGAGCTCGACCATGCCCCCGAGAATGGCTCCAAAGTCCCTTCCGCCGTTCGACGACAGGACGCCGGGGACGTTCTCCCAAACCAGCCATCGGGGCCGCAGTCGGTCAGCCAGCCTAAGATATTCGAGGGCCAGGTTGCCGCGGTCGTCATCCAGTCCGCCTCGCAGCCCGGCGACGCTGAAAGACTGGCAAGGTGTTCCTCCGACCAGAAGGTCGATTGGCTCGTATTCGCCAGCGCGGATCGTCGTGAAGTCGCCATGAAGCGGGGTCTCCGGGTAATGGTGTGCGAGGACCGAGCGTGGGAACGCCTCGATCTCGGAAAAGAACGACGCCTTCCAGCCGAGCGGATGCCATGCGGCGGTTGCGGCCTCGATGCCGGAGCAGACCGACCCGTATCTCATGCCGCGCGCTCCTGTTTGTCTTGCGCCCCGTCGTTGGCCGCCGCCGCCGTGATGGTGACCGAGTTCCGCTCCGCCCAGCCGGCGAGGGACTTGGCGAGGGCTGCGGCCACGGCTGGCGTCCGGGCTTCAAGCCTCCGGGCGTCCCCGTCCCATCGGCAGTAGTGGTCAACCCAGCGGCGGGCGAAGTCCTCGTCGGTCGCGTGGACGATGCTCGCCCGGACTTGGGGGGCGTTGAAGGTCGAGGGGGCCAGGGCGGATTCCTCCGCGGCCGGCGCGGCGTATTCTTTCCAGCGGTCGGCGTTGAGAACCACGGCGGCCCCGTTGGCATACTGGCCCCCGTCCTTCGTGCTGGCGGGCAGGGCGTAGAAGTTCTGGACCGCCGCCCAGATCGCCGAGGGCATCCCGCCGCGTTTCAGCGCGCCGGTCAAAGCCCGCTGCACGTCCGGCGCTGTGGACCGCCGCTTCCCGTCGACGACCGGCTGGGCCTTGTGGATGCGGTCAACCAGGGCGGGGAAAGCGCAACCGGCCCCGGCCGCGATCTCAAGGGCTTTCGCAAACGGCTTGGCGTTGAACGCTTCGCCCCCTTGGGGGTTAGGGGGTTCTTCTGGTTCTGGTTCTGAAGAATGGCATGGCAAACCGTTAGCATTTGCTATGGCCGATCCTTTATCTTTCAACGCTTTAGCCTTTCCGCCTTGAGAACCGGAAACGGCACGTTTGATTGACTTTTCGGATGCCTTTTCGAGCTCGCGCGTGAGGCGCCGGTTTGTCAGGAAGTCGCCGTCAACGTCGAAAAACTCAAGCACGTCCTCGCTGATCCTGGACCAGCGGGAGGGGGAACAGCCGGCGATCCGGGCCAGCTTCTTGGCCTCGTTCGGGAGGCGTCCGTCTGACCGCCACATGGTCATGAGCAGGAGCAGATAAGCCCCGTGCTGCTCCGTCGTCAGGTGCCGTGTGTCGCCCAGATAGTCGGCGACATAGAACTGCATGAAGGGGCTGCTCATTCCCCGCCCCCGTAGCTAAAGCGCCCGCCCTGGGCCTCGTAATCGGCCACCCGCGCGAGGTTCCCGAACCGGGTCGTGTCGTCGTCAAAGGAGAGGCGGACGGTGCCGATAGGGCCGTGTCGCTGCTTGCCGACGATCACCTCAGCTTGGCCTTGGGCCAGCGTCATGGCGTCGGTCCATTCGAGGTGCCCGGCGCTCCCCGGCTTGGGTTCGGATCGGGCCAGATAATAGGCCTCGCGATAGACGAACATCACGCAATCCGCGTCCTGCTCGATGCTTCCCGACTCCCGGAGGTCCGAGAGCATAGGGCGCTTGTCGTCCCGGCTTTCGACCTGGCGGGATAGCTGCGAGAGGGCGATGATCGGGATGCCCAGCTCCTTTGCCAGCGCCTTGAGCGCCCCGGTGATCTCCGACACCTCCTGCGTCCGGTTGCGCTGGCCCCGCCCGTCGCCGGTCGTGCAGAGCTGGAGATAGTCGACGATCAGGAGGTCCAAGCCTTCCCGGCGGTGTTGCCGGCGGACGCGGGCGCAGAGCTTGGCAATATGGATTCCGCCCGTCTCGTCGATATGGAGCGGGATCGACCGGATCAGGTCGCGGGCCTCGCGGATGCGGCCGAAGTCCTCGCGGGTGATGTAGCCCTTCCGCATCTTGTCGGAGGAGACCCCCGAGGCGTCCGCCAGGATGCGCTGGGCCAGCTGCTCCTTCGACATTTCCAGCGAGGCAAACATGACCCGGCCGCCCGCGATTGTCCGGCGGCCGTGGGGCGCGTCCGGGTCGGCCTCGGCGCGATAGGCCCGGGCGACGTTGAACCCGATGTTCGTGGCCAGCGCGGTCTTGCCCATAGAAGGGCGGCCAGCGAGGATCAGGAGATCGGAGGGGTGAAGGCCGCCCAGCTTCTGGTCGAGGTCGGTCAGGTCCGTGGCCAGACCCGAGAGCTTGCCGTCCCGCTTGAAGGCGGCCTCGATCATTTCCATTGCGCCATCCAAGGCGTCGGAAAAGGCGAAGACCGCCTTGGCCTGTTCCCCGGACTCCGCCAGCGTGAAGAGGGCGTTCTCGGCCGCCGCGACGTGATCCAGCGCGGGCTTTTCGGGGTCGAGCGCCTCCGCGCCGATCTGGTCTGCGATCCGAACGAGGTCGCGGCGCGTGGCGAGGTCCAAGATTGACCGGGCGCAGTCTATCGCGACGCGGGGGGCCGGGGCCTTGTCCAGCAGCTCGAAGAGATAGGCCGGGCCGCCGAAGTCGGGGAAGGCTGGGTCCGCGGCGAACGTATCGGCCAGAAGTGAGGGGGAGACCGACCGCCCTGCCGTCACCGCCTCGGTGATCGCGTCGAAGAGGCGCTGATGAAACGGCTCGAAGAAGTGCGAGCCCCGAAGCCGGTCGGGGAGCCGCTCCATCAGGCCGGTGTCGTAGAGGACCGCGCCGAGGAGATCGCACTCGGCGGGGACGTTGGCGGGCAGGCCTGGCGCTGCGGTTTGGCCGGTCATGACTTGTCGCCTTCAAAGAGAGGCCCGCAGCGGATCGTCTCGGCGCGGTCGAGGGCGGCGTCGGCCCAGCGGTTGAGACGCTCGGCGGCGGCCGGGTATCGCTTCGCCCGGGCCTTGGCCTCGCGGCGCAAGGTGGCGGCGTAAAACTGCTCGAAGGTGACGAGGTCGCGCCGGTTCATGCGACATCCCCAAAAAGGCCGGGCATAGGGTCATTGGCGAAGAGCGGCGTATCGGCTCCCTCGACGTGCGCCAGCCTCTTGTGAATGTCCGCGACGTATTGAGCCTCCCGTTCGATCAGGATGCAGTCGAAGCCCTCGCGCAGACAGGCCATGCCGGTCGAGCCCGAGCCCGCGAACGGGTCTAGGGTCACGCCGCCCGGTGGCGTGACCATGCGGACCAGATAGGCCATGAGATCGACCGGCTTTACGGTCGGGTGCTTTGACCCGCAGCGGTCGGCCGCGTCCGCTTTCGCAGAGTAGAAGAACCGGGCGGCGCTGCCTCCGGGGTCTCCAAAGCGGTGCATCCCGCCTGTGTGTCCTCGCGGAAAGCCGACACCCACCCCGTCCACGACCGGGCGAGGCTTGGCGGAGCCATCACGCGCGGCCCCGGCGCTATGCGTGTCCGGAAACGCCCCGACCACTTCCTCGCTTCCGTCGTGAATGACGTTGGCGGGCCAGCGGCCCTTGTCGGAGCCGGTCGCATAGGACTCCGCGACGTTGCCACCCTGATAGCCCATCTCGGCGCTGTTCTGGCGGGCGGTGCTTTCGCCAGCAATCCGGCTTGCGTCGATGTTCAGCGCCCCGGTTCCGTGCGCCAAGACGTTGGCGGCGACGGTGCCGGTTAGGGGCTTCCGCGCCAGAACAATCGGCTCGAGCGCGGGCTTCAAAGCGGTTCCCCAGCCTTGCCACTGGCGGGCGGCGTCGGTGATTGCTTCCGGCGCGACATAGTCGGGATGGTCGGAACGCAGTTCGCGGTTCTGGTTTAGGCCGACATTCTGGCCCGCGACATTGAAGCCCGCGCCCCGATGGCCCATCACCCCAGCCGCCTTGTCGATTCCCTTGCTGACGTCGTGCGATTTGGGAAAGCCTGACCCGTAAAGCCAAGCGATCATGTCGCGCATCTCGAAGCCCGCATCCTCAATGGCGCAGGCTAGGCGGTGATAGGTGCGAGTTGCGGAGAACGCGATCAGGTGACCGCCGGGCTTGAGGACGCGCAGCACCTCGACCCAGAACGCGGGATCGAAGGCGGTCTCGCCCGTGTCCCACTTCTGGCCCATGAAACCGGCCGACGCGCGGGCATAGGCCCCGCTCTTGCCGACCTGTGCCGGGGCCGCGTTCTCCGCACCGAACCGCTTGCCAATGCTGACCAGCGCATAGGGCGGATCGCAGACGACGGAGTCGATTGAGGCGTCCGCAAAACCCTTGAGAACTTCACGGCTGTCGCCGTGGTGAACTGAGACGGTCATTCCGCGCCCCTGTCGTTGGCGGCCTTCGTCATCCGGGCGAAGGCGTGTTCCGCCGCGGCGCTCTTGACGGCCCGGTCCAGCCGGAAGATCGCGCAAACGTCGGCGGCGACCTTGTTAAGCCCTGTCGCCGTCTCGACCCGTCCGATGATCGGGTGGCGCTGCTCGGCGGCCACGTCGATCAGGTAGCCCAGAAGCCCGGCCTTCTCGGCAGGGTCTTGAAGGTCGGCAAGGGCGGACAGGATCAGCCGGCGGGCGGTCATGCGGAGGAAGCTCGCCCGGGCGGCGCGTTCGGCCCTGGCGCGCGGGGCCTCCCGGCTCCGGTCGATGCGCTCGGCCATCCAGACCTGTTTTCCGTTTGTCATGCGGCGCGCTTCCGGCGCTGGCCGAGGTCGTTCCATGACGCAAGATCGGCGGCGGCGTTGGCGCTAGGCCCGCCCTGCCATTCAAGGCGGCGGGCGGTGCTTTCATGCCAGCAATGGACACCCGTGATCTTTCCGTCCCCGGTTCGCGGGTCATGGGCACAGACGGACGGTTCGCAGATATAGGTGCCGACCAGCGGGGTCGCGGTTCGGGGGGAGGCGTTCACCGCGGCCCCCGCAGCCCGTAAAGGACCAGCGCCCGCTTGGCCTGGATCAGGTGGCGAACCGGCTTGTGGTCCCGGCGAGCGTCCGCGATCTGGCGCTCTATCGGCCGAAGGGCGCGGCGGAGACGCCAGCGGGCCAGTTCGTAGCGGAAGATTTCAAGGAGGCGGTTCATCAGGTCACCCATCCGTCGTTGTCGTTCATTTGAGCCCGGCAGACCCGGGCGAGGGCGGCGTTTGCAGCGGCTTGGGCTCCGGCCATCCCGGCCACGTCCCGGATCGCCCGGAGGGAGCCCTCGATCCGGGCGGCTTCAATGCGGATGACGTCGGCCATCAGCATTGCCGTGCGGATTTCGTGGGCAATCGTCATGCCGCGTTCTGGCGGGCTTCATCCCACACAGTCCGCTCGGTTTCCCTCCGGTTCGGCCGGTCCCGCTCAATCCGTTCGTGCCGCGTAAAGAACGGCGCGGCACTTGTCGTCTGGCCCTTGAAAGCCTTGGAGCTATCGACGCCGACCGCGTAATGGCCAGCGCACCAGCCGCGGGCCAGAACCGGGTTGCAGCAGGAAAGGGCGGCCCGGCCCTCGCCGAGGAGCCAAGTGCATTCCCCATTGGCGCGCTCCACCCAGGGCCGGGCGTTCGGGCTCTCGACGCTTGCGGCGGTCACGCGCACCGGAGGCGGCGCGGCGGCGGGCTTGATCGCGTCGTTGGCCGGCTGGGGGAGGTCGCCGAAAACCAGCGCGGGCTTGTTCTTTGGCGTGGTGATCTTGATACGGGTGACGACTTTGGCGGGCTTCGACGCGGGCTGCCGCGCGTGTGTCATCCAGCCCATGCGGTGGGCCTTGCCGATGATACTGTTCCGGGTAGCTCCGTGGCCGAGGATGGCCGCCACTTCGGTCGCGCTCTTGCCCTCGTCGATGTAGAGCCTCCGCGCCACCTCAAGCCGCTCGTCGGTCCAGAAGACGCCGGCGCGGGGCGAGAGGCCGAGGCGTTTCCGCATCGCGTCCATCGTCGCTTGGCCGATGCGGAAACGGGCCAGGATCGCGGCAACCGTGACGCCCTCTTCCCAAAGGGCGGTGAAACGGCGCTCGTCGGCTTCGGTAAGGCGGGCTGTCACGGTTGTGCGCTCCGTTGAAAGTTGAGGGGGTCCCAGCGTCCGGCATGGGCCGGGTGACGGATGCGGAGTGCGGCGAGCCAGAGGCCAAACGCGTCTGCCTCGTCGCTGTTTTTGGGGTTGAAGCCGTAGGCCCGGCAGGCGCGGACCATTTCCGCCTTGTCCGCGTGGCCGGACCCCGTAAGGGCCTTCTTGACCGTGACGGGGTAGAGCTCCGCGCACTCCACCCCCGCCCGCACCGCCACCATTTCGGTGACGCCGGGGAGGGCGTGGAGCTTGCGGGTCACATGAGGCGTAGCCATCCC